CAGTTTCGCTACGCCTTCCCATCCACGACCCATATAGAACTTATCAGCGCCGAACCATCCGAAAAAGATAGCAAGGAATGCATACACTAGATACGATTTAGGCGCGCTCGGAATAGGTGCGTTTTTAGGTGTATCTAACGGAATAAAGACACCGCGTCCAATTCCATGTATCCAATCCAATGGACTACTTAGACCTTCTGTACGAACCTTGTCACCATGTTTAAAAATTTGTATTAAGTCCCAAATATACCACATTCCAAGAGTGAGACAGTTCACTATAAATTTCTGTGTGCCTGTGCCAAAACTACGGAGATAAAAATGGTCCAATCCAAAGAATCCAAAGAGTACTGAAAGTATAACGAAAATATAATAACTTCTGTCAGCAGCTCCCCAGGTATCAATATCACTAATGTGATGGTCAGGCATCCTCTATGGGGGTTCCATCAAATTCTTAGACAGTAAATAACACGCCACCTAGACCCGCCACAATACGCAGAACGTTGTAGTTAATCGCATATACTGTAACACCAGCATTATACGATTGTATCAGCGGGTTCATCGTTAGCTGCAGAGTAATTGTGTCTAAGCGGCTACCGTTGCAGGTTCCTTGTGGCTGGGACGCTTCGGGAGCAAGGCTGAAACTGTAGACATAGATAAAATCGTTAGGGATTGCTGTATGACGCTGCCAGGGAACCATTAGACGGAAGTACTGCGCCGACTGCGCCTCGAACCGGTCATAGCCATCGAATTGGAAAAGAGCATCCTGAATAATATCTAAGTTGGGTATACCGTACTCTAGAAGCATACGACTACCATAGTTGAACCATTCATTCGACTGTATCATACGGTCTTCGTTCACAACCCATAAGAATTCCTTCATCGGATGGTTAAATGTAAGAGGGATTGTAGCGGTACGGGAACGCTGTGGAATACTATACCGCTTTTGTTGCTGGGTCTGTTCAATTAGATACTCGTGCTTTGAGCTGACGAACCGACGACGCTCCTCTGTGTCCAAATAAATGTAGTCGCCCCACAGCGTCATATCCGTAATGGTTGCCGGTGTCTTCATTAGATTTGGCGGGCACGGTTTGCCGTCTATCGCCGCCTGATTTAATTCGTTCGTGAAGACAACTTCGCCAGCACCCTTTAGTTTAATATAAATCTTAATGGGTGTAGCTTGCAGCGCTAAAAGTGGGAGCGCTAGACCAACATTGCGGCAGAACCAGAAATGCAGGGGCACAAGAAGGCGCAGAGGGCCTTGCTGCTGCGTTTCATCGTAAACCTGTAAACTGCCTATCATAGAACTGAAACCATCGCGTTTTGCCCCCGGTGTAGTGAGCTGTGACCATAAATACATAAATTCACCATACTGTCTGTCAACTTCCTGCTGTCCAATCCATATGCTGATATAGTCTATCATAGCGTAACCAATACCGTTTACCCAACTTACACAAGACGCACACGGATTAGTGTAATCTGTAGGAGGATCTATTTCCTGCCCGTTCGGTTGTATATTCGGTGGTGACTGCGGTCCATTCGGTGTAATATAGGGTAGCTGAATATCCAAATAAAGCTGGGACAACAGGTCTCCGTTACGGGGTATTGTCGTAGTAATCAACTTGCCGAAGTCGACTGAGGTATCAAACGGAATGCGCTGGGTCTCCATGCTAAAGTTCGTGTATCGGCGATACACTTGCTTAAAAAATGTCGTCTGTGGGTTTCCGGAAAGATAGATATCTTGACGGCCTGTTGCAACTAATTGCAGTAGTCCACCACTGTTAGACATATTCTACTATCGTGTGGATTGTTTTTCCGTTTATACCCCCAACGTATTTGAGTACGGTTGACCACCGCTGGCTTTTTCATCGGAATCGGTAGAATGGCCTTTAACACAGGAGCAAGTCTTGATAGCATATTGTTGCGCGGCCTAAATTTCCGTTATCCGAACAATGCTCCAGTAAGTTCATTTTACAGTCTTTATGCTAACGGTGCAGGGCAAACCTATTGGAGCAATGCAATTCTTGGTGATAATTTATCAACAGTAAGCACTAGTTTAGGTATACAATACAGCTCATTTTCATATTTTATAAGTAGCATAAATACTGTAAATTTGCAACAGACCTCAAATATAAGCACTTTATACAGAGCGCAGTTTAGTTCAGTCGTACAACTTTTAAGTAATGATGCCACAACGAACAGCAATTTAGCAACATTAAATAATCAGTTTAATAACTTTGTTACGTACACATACGGAGATTTTGTAAAACAGACAAATGATAATTTTCTTAATATTGATACTCATGTGAATAGCACATTAAATTCAGCTGTAGCGAGTGCGTCTAGTTATGGACCAGTCTATAGCTCTATTTCAACAGTACAAGGAAATCTTAATGCGTCTGCAAGTTCTTTAAGCACGTCTATTATGTTTGAAAAAATAAGCTCATATGGAGCACTAACTAATAATTACATAGCATATACAAATGCTGTTGTCATTTCGACAGTGTCTTCTTTTAATTACCAAATTTCATCAATTAATTCAAGCATTTCGAGCATTATTCAATTAAATACATTCTCGTCGACAATAACAAGTCAACTTGTAAGTTCAAGCCAAAACTTATCAAGACAGATTTCGTCTTTAAGCACCTATGTGATTAGTACAATTAATGACCTGAGCACGCAAACAAATGTGAATTTTTTAAGTTCAACTAGTAGTTTGACTAATCGTGTTTCGTCCCTTGAAGGATTAAGTACTAATTTATCTTCTATCACATACAAATGGATATCAAGCTTTTATAGTACAAACATATACTATAATAATTCAACAACCTATTCCTATATTAATCAAAACTCTAATGCAATTAGTACTATCAATTCCATTCTTTATTATGTTGCTGGACAAGCGTCAACAATAAGTACATTTACAAATGCTCTTTATATTTCAGGCAAGAGCACAAATGCAAGTTTAACAAACCAAGTAAGCGACTTATGGTTCGCTTATAGCACATTATCGGCAAGTAGTATCTTAGTAAATATCTGGAGTAGTTTCTATAATTTAGAAATCTACACATCGTCCGTTATCGGACAAAGATATAGTTCAATTACACAGTATGAGAATAACGTATATAGAAGCACAGTTTTTCAAAATATAAGTACAACAGCAAGTTATTTTAATTACTATGTGAGCACTTTATACGCAAGCACCCTAAGCACTCTTATACCTAGCACTATTTATTTTACAAGCAGCATGGTGTCAACATTGTATAGTACACAGTACTTTTATATGATAAGTACACTCAATAGTAGTATGACTGCTATACAGAGCACGTATACTAGCACAATGTATGGATTTCAAAGTTCATTTATAGCGAGCACACAATATTTGGTTGATAGCACTCTTACATCCACTATAACAGTGCCTGCTGCGTCTACATTTTCTACCATTACGTATCAACAAAAATCTACATTTAGTACGATAACAGGAAACTATAACGTGCAGTCAACATTGTTTTATTCTTCATACGGCTATTATACTTCTACCTTTAGTTCTTTATTAGTGAGCACAATTGCAATAAATAATTTAGCAATATCATCGTTAAGTACAGTAACGTATCTGCAAACTACACAATTAACTACTACTAGCACGGTGTTTGGACAACAGTTGAGTACACAAGCATTGCAATTTGGTAGTACAATTTCAACTTATAATAGTTACTTAGTAATACAAGCAAATTCAGCTTATAATTTTGTTGTAGTATCAACAGTAAATTCAGTAAGTACAGCTTCAGGTGTTGTAACTGCCAGCACGATTACTACTTATAATGCGTTTGTAGCAGGTTTGAACCAGGGTGTAGCAAGTCTTGGTACAAGTTCTTTATACACTAACACTACGTTAACATTTTCTGGTTCTAACTATACACAGTTTATGAATTTTAGCTCGATTGCGAACTATTACGTTCTAGTGTCAAGTATAGCAAATAACGGAACATATCGGTTAACATATGATAGAGGTGGTATAACAAACTTGAATTTCCGTCGTGGAATTATCTCGATTGATATTAATACTGTTGGTCAAAACTATACCAGTAATGGAGGACAGTTACGATTTGATGTAAATACTCTTGGTATTCCTACAAGTGTATGGAAGAATGTATCTCCACTCATTGGAAATTCAGATTACTTAGCTCAATATGAATACACAATTATGAATAATATAGTATATACAAATCTAATCGGTCTCTATCCGCGCGTGCGCGTCGTAAACCCTATTATTTCAACTATTTTCCCATCAGTCCAATGGTCAAATGCTGGAACTATAACATACGACCCATCCACAGTCATGCGAGGCAGCCCTTTGATTGTGTCTTGGTCTAACTATTCCTTTTTTCCATACTCGCAAGTTGGTGAACTTCCTTTTGAACCCCAAATCGTTCTAGAAACCTATGTTAACGGAACGTTATACAATGAATACGGTCCTTATCCATTTTCCCAAAGCACAGCGAGTATCACTGCGCCATATATTGTAGGTTCAGCTGGAGGCTCTTTACAAACAACAACAGTTTCTATGTACATTCTTGGCTATCCAACGCAACCGACTACTACAACGTTTAAGATATTGCAACCTACATTTGATAGTATAGTCATAAGAAATGGAACCGCTGGATCCTTTGTGGGCGGGTATGAACTCGTAGCCCAAACAGATGGGCGAAATTATCCGTTGAATGGTTTGAATGCGACGGCAACAGGCACTGTACCAGGATTTACTACATTTAGTCATAGTAACATATATTCTTCTTCAAATTTAACAACAAATGTAATCAATCGTGCAGGTGCTGCAGGTTCACCGAGGATTAATCAGAGGATGACGTATGCTTTACCTAATCAGCCTATAATGCCTACAATGTTTACTGAATTAACAAACGTTCGTAGCTACCCTGACTTTGTTTTTAATATGCCAAATTATCAGGATTTAATAGCAATCTCTTCACTCGGCGGCACAGTAACCTTTTCTCTCAATAATGGCGTAGTCAGCACAACGTTCTTAGCTGCAAACTTCACTGTTTTTCAGAGCACGTTTGGCTCAAACACATTCACACTGTATGAAGCCTTCAATACAAGTATAGTAAAAACAACTAATACATTTTTTAATTCGACACCGCTAGTAACAGCATTGTACTCTTTGTCAACGCCAAGTTATGTCAGCACAACAAACAATGTTACTATAAATCCTTTTGTGGGCCCCTTTGGCTTTAACTCAACAACAGGAGCATATCTGGGCGCAGATACAGTTACAGTAAATATAGCCAATATAGGACTTACAAATAGTCAAGACCCAGTGAGTTCCCTTCTCTTTTATAATGTAATTAATACACCAATTACATCAGTATCAACAGCAAATACACTGATAACTGGTATTATAAATACAAATAATTTAACATATATATATACAGTTAGCACAACAGTTTCTTCATCTGTTCAGCTGTATAAATTTTAGAGAGCTGCGTCCGTCAAGGCCTAAGCATTTCTCCTCATAGATATGTGCAGAAATGCTTGCTCGCCATCCAATTACTGGGCAACCCATTAAGATAATGCGTGTCTCTACGACTACGCATGCAGATATGAAAACGCTAGTTTGGTTGCGTGGAACCTATGCCAAAGGGTCGACATGGTGTCGTTGGTTTCCTGTTATTTCTGAAATATCCGCGGTTGACATAGCCGGTAAGATAACCGCTGTAGTTCTGGATAAGACAGCCGACGTTTCTGCTTGGTTACCTGTACTTCCTACATTAATCAATTCATCTTCTGATACGCTGCTTTTAGCACCGGCCGCTGTTCTCAAAGCTCTTGAAGACGGCGGATTTACCTGCGCAGAAAACGTCTTGACAGCTGAAGATCTTTACGACAGTTATCCATTTCTAGGTTCAGTTCTAACTGCGGAAGACAACGTGGCTACGATGATTGTTAGCCTGGCACATATTTTACGAATGAATTCTATTGTTTGGAGTGAAATTGAGACAGCAGGGCGCGTAGAGACGCAGTTGGCCGCATGGCGAGGCGACCTTGGAGGCGTCGTGCGTACGGTTCCAACTGACACCGATGACAGTATCGTGCCCAGAACATGGCTCATTCAGCAGTATTTCCGCCATAGCAATACTCGGCGCGCTCGTGAAATACACAACTGTCTCGAAAAGAATATTGCGTCACCGACAATTGACCATATTCTCCTTTTGAATGAGGAAGACTATAAGGAGATTCCTAAGAGTAATAAGATTACGGTTGTTAACCATCCGCACCGGTTGACATACTATGATGTTCTAATAGCGGCCATTGAACGTGTACCAAAGGGTGATATAGTTATTTTTAGCAATAGCGATATTTATTTCGATGCGACACTTGGACATTTATGGCGCATGAAACTAGTTGAGCGGCGTATGTTTCTGGCGCTTTTACGTTGGGAAGACGTTGGTGCAAATCCTACTATCTTTGGTCCTCGTGCAGATAGCCAAGACACTTGGATTTTGGCTCGCGACTGTTTGGACTTTACACCAACGCGTGAAGAGTTTGACTTTCCCTTTGGAAAACCTGGATGCGATAATGTCATCGGTTTGTTGATGATGCGACAGCGATTTTATGTTGTGAACCCGGCCTATACCATTAAGACGTATCATTTGCACTCAAGTAGTATACGAAATTATGACCCCAAGGACGTTCTCTATAGACCTATTTTCCTTTACGTTGAGCCGACGGCTCTTCAACCGTTGGGGCTAGGCAATGATATGAGTAGTCTTCAGGTGGACTTATTCAAGACTAAAGGATGCACTTCGTTTAAGAGACCAATTTTGGGAATTGAAGATGCACATGTTGCAACTGTGGTAAGCATGCTACAGTACAGTGGAGTTCAGGGATATTCAGCCGCTGGGTCGAACCTGTTTACACCAACGTTCTCTATGAAAAAGGTGTATCATTTCACGAAAGGAGCATTCGCATCCTTTGATGGGCTTGTCCATGACTTTGACAAGATGTATATTGGTAGCAATAAGTCTTGGGAATCAATGTGGAATATGGCCGACCTGAATACTCTTACACCCAGTATTCATGTTCCTCATCTTGTCATCTATCCGTGTGAGGAAAAGGTTCGCACGTCGTTGTGTCAATGGGTTCTGACGTATCTGCCACGTGTTCTTCAGATACGTAAGGCAGCTAAGGTGGCGGGGCAAGCGGTTCCAGAATTTTTAGTGCCGCAGTCTTCGTTCATTGGTGATTTTTTAAACGACAGCGATTGGTCAGTCTATACTTCTGAAAAGAAACACATTACGGTTGTTCCTATGATTGATACAATGAACTATTATTCCACGGACTTATGGGTCGCGCCACCCGTAGAGCAAAACGCTATTACGAAAGAAGATGTAGATATTCTACGAGGACTTATACCAAAGTCTAATGAAGAAAGCAGAGGAACTATAGCTGTTATGTGTGTAACGGACGACGAGAACAGTATTTGTACTCGTGAGTGGGCCGAATCAGTGGCTGAACATATCTTTGGAACTGGATGGACCGTGAAATACGTATCCGAATCCTCATCGCCAGTTGTTATAAGAAAGGCATTTACTACAGCATCGTGGATTATCGGTGCTGGTGCTGCTTTGGATTGGATGTGGTATGCTAAGGAAAAGACACATGTGATGGAATTCATGAGCATTGATAAGCCCAGCGACGAGCGTATTCATTTGGCGGGCGCTTGTGGACATAACTACGTGCTCGGCGGTGTGGTTAGAGAACCTTTACCAAATGCTAGACAAAATGCACTGCTCTCTGTAGGTCGTGCTGTACAGAAATTCGGTTTTTCGGATACACTTGCAGCGGTTAGAACAAAAAAGAATACAGTGAAACCAACTATTGTTTTGCCTAGTGGTACTGGTTTGCAAGGAATATTTTCTCATTCTGGAGATACATTCCGTGAGATGGTTACACTATGGGGTGAACGTGGGTATGTTACTGTTGTTCAAAGTGCAGAAACAGGATACTGTTGGTGGGACGAGATTGGTGGCGTCCTCTTATACGACAGACCAACACCGCGCTGGTGGAACCCTGAAATTCCTTACCAAATGGCTATGTTCGGTAATTGTGCACCTCCTGGGCCCGACGAACACAAGCTACGTCAGTCACTCTGGTCGTTCTGGCCTAGATCTCCGCGTCTTGTTGAAGAATTAGTTGACCGTTGTGATAATCTACGCGGATATGATACTAGGACGATAGGCTCTCTGTTTTTAGGAAAGATTGAGAATGGTGTGCAGAAAGCGGCTAGAACTGGCGTGGATTGGTCAAAATGTGTAGACTTATTCAGTATGCCGATAGATAGCACTGGCTTACCGTATCCGTATACACAAAAGCAGTATCTAGAGAAGCTATGTTCGGCTCGCTTCGGTCTTTGCTTGCCTGGGTTTGGTCCTAAGTGCAACCGTGAAATTGAATACTTTGCTTGTGGTACAGTGCCTATCGTAACCCCAGGTGTGGATATGAAAGGCTATCTTGTGGCTCCGGTGGAAGGAGTACATTATTTTTTAGCCAAAACGCCTGATGATGTGCGGCGAATTGTGAAGGAAACCGATCCTAAGGTCTGGGCGCGCATGTCGGCAGCCTGCCGTGCATGGTGGCGAAACTATGCGTCAGCTGAAGGCATGTTCCGGTTGACATGGGCGAGAGTTGAACAATGTCGGCCGTATCTATCTGTAGGAATTCCACAGAATTTCTCAGT